TTAGACCGTATAAAGCGTTATGTTTGTCGGGTACTGTGATACCTGACGCATCATTTTCGTCGCTTGTAGAGCCTTCCAGAGGGTGTGTATTATGAACACTAAGTATCATTGTGTTTGTAATGTTATGATATGTATTCGAATGTATGTTCTAAGCTATACGTGCTATCGTTGCTATCGCTTTGATAGTGCTGGCCGTTGTTCGTTACTATCGATTTGTTAGTATTGAGCTATGAGAGCGTTTCGATCGTTTTGTTTTAATTGTGTTATGGGGGTACTCCCCCTTCTTGAGACCCCCTATGCCCGTTTGGCTGGCGGCGCGGCGTGGGCTGGGGAGACCTCCCTTACAAACTTCCGACCGACCAAAAACACAACTCATAGAACATATAGAACGTACAGAACTTCCGACCGACCAAAAACACAACTCACAGAACATAGAATACTTATAGAACATAACGAACATAAGCATCCCTCCGAAAAACCGACCCAGTGAAAACCCTTGACACAAGCCCCTCCCCCACCCTATACTACCTGTTGAACTAATAGCTTAAACAAGTTACCCACTCTTAAAATGCCGCCCCGTAAACTCAGTCACACCTGGGAGGGCGGCTTTTTCTTGACGTTGACACCAACCGCCGTGACCCGTACCATAAATGGTGTACAAATCCCAATACCTATAGCAGAAGCAATTAGGAGTCGCCGCAGGCGAGAGGAGCGAACGAATGAGCGCAGTTAAAGGTGACGTGTTTGAAGTCACCATTGAAGGGCAGTATTACACTGCTGACAAACAGAATAAGTCCATCAAGGACTACAAAGTCGTTGTGCTGATGGACGAACAGGCCAAACAACACGGCTTCTTAGGCGTCGCCAGGGGACATATCCTACCCCGTGCGTTGAAGCAACAGTACCCTGACTACAAGCGTTTCAGGACTCACACCATTACACACGTTAAGAACATTTCCAATCCCAACAAACCTATCCGTGATTTGTCACTGATGAACCGTGACCAAATCATTAGTTACATCAAACAGAAGCAGCTACCTATCAAGTTTAACTTGTATCCCGAGGTTGCTGACCTCCGTCAAGCCATTCGTGACTTACATGACGGTAAGGAGATGTTCGTAAAACAACAGAAGAAACGTGAAGAAAAGCATGGCCCATTGCTCGCTATGCGGAACGCACTGGATGAACTTAACCCAACGCTGGCAAACCCACATGCCATTCCCGCATCGGTCGAAGACACCAACCCAAACCCAGGCGGTCACGGCGGAGCGCCTCAGTACAAACAGTTCCGTTCAACGGCGGCACAACAAGTCGCAAACCAATCGCCGCGCGAGTCTGTGTACAATCTCCACGAACCGAGCAACAACCCATACGCCAATTTGAATCCTGACGAAGATGGTGTCAACGCCGACTTTATGGATGACGATGACGCCCGTGTGGATGAATACGGCAACCCTTTGCCAGATGACTATGTTGAAGGTTCAGTCGGCGACATCACTATCCCTGAGTTCGATAATGAGAAAGACCTCGCTGACTTACTCAAAGGAATTTAATAGCCTGTATGTCTCTTCATAACATCAACGTACCCCTCAAGGATGTCCTGCCCACCCATCGGCAGGACATCCTCGCATTGAATCCGTATGCGTATCCCTCCAAGAACTTCGACTTCAGTGAGAACCTACCCCGCCCCAAACGCGGCTCACCCATGGCGCGGGAGCATATCCAACACATGCTGTTCGCTGGCGCAGCCTTGCCATACAACGGTGAGTGGGATGCAATTGACCAACAACGAGTTATAGACCCTGACTTTGAAGGCTGTACTTACGGCGAAGTCATCGTTATGCGTCTGATTCAAAAGGCTGCGGCGGGTGAGGATAAAGCCCTGAAAGAGTTCTTCGACCGTACACTGGGTAAACCAAAGCAGGCCGTGGAAACGGTGTCCATGCGACTGTCGTATACCGAGTACCTGGACATGCTTTCCCAGGATGGCGAATTAGAGGAGGATGACAGCCCCGTCATCGACATTACCCCTCCAACCGAGGCAATGATAACAGATTCCATTTTTGACGACCCTGAGTTCGCGCTGGAGGACGATACGGCGAACTCTGAGCCGTACTATCCCGAGCCAGAATTGGCTGACTTGCTGAAAGGTATTTAGCGAACATGTCGAGCATCCCATCAAAAGCGGCCAAACAGAAAGGCCCATTGTCGGCTGACCAACAGAAAGTCCACGATAAGCTCCAGACAGACCTACGATATTTCTGCCGGAAAGCCTTGCGTATCAAGTTGAAGGAGGGCGGCACTGCCCCTTTCGTATGGAATAAAGCACAGGAGTACCTACATGCTAAAATCGAAGACCAGCTTCGACGTACTGGTATGGTTCGTATGTTTATCATTAAAGGTCGTCAACAGGGCATATCAACCTATATCGCGGCTCGACTGTACCATAAAATCACACGGCAGCGAGCAAAGAACGTCTTCATTCTTTCCCACCACGCCACTACAACGGAAACACTTTTCCAAATTGTTGACCGTTATCATGAATCGTGCCCTCCAGAGATCACACCGCTCTGTATTGTCAATAACAACCGACGGATGCGTTTTGAAAATGGAAGTCAGTATACCGTTGGTACAGCAGGAAGCGGCTCCGTTGGCCGAGGCGATACGAACCAGTACTTCCACGGCTCTGAGGTAGCTTTCTACGAGAACACCGATGAAATCAACACAGGGGTTGTTCAGACCGTTGCAGACATTCCTGACACCGAGAAGTTCATGGAATCGACCGCAAATGGTATAGGCAACTACTTCCACCAGGGATGTCTGGATGCTATGGAGGGTAAGGGTCTTTACGAACTCGTGTTCATTCCGTGGTACTGGCAGGACGAGTATAGGGCTCGGATTGTAGATACACCGGAGCGTCCGTTCGAGCTTACCCCTGAAGAAACAAAGCTGAAGTACCTTTACGGCTTGGACGACGAGCAAATCCAATGGCGGCGTAACAAAATCGTCGAGCTGAAGTCCGAGCGGAAGTTCAAACAGGAATATCCCTTCACAGTCCGTGAAGCGTTCCAGGCAAGCGGTAACAGCTTGATTGACCCTGAACACGTAACTCTGGCGCGGAAATCAACCTTGACCGACAAGGATGCGCCGCTTATCCTGGGCGTTGACCCTGCAAGAAAGGGAGACCGGACGGTCATCTCCTGGCGGCAGGGACGGCACTGGATTAAGTCGGATATTTATCACGACATGGATGAGATGCGCTTGGCGGGCATCATCGCGAATCACCTCAAGACCAAGAACATTGCCAAGGTGTTCATTGACGTAGCGGTCGGCTATGGAACGCTGGATAGGCTTCATGAATTGGGATTCACTGAACAGGTCATCGGTGTCCACTTCGGCTCCAAGGCGAGTGAGGCTATATACCTGAACAAGCGTGTGGAAATGGCTTTCGCGCTTCGGGATTGGCTGGCCGAAGGCGGCAAGCGGATTCCAGACGACGAGGAGGTCGAACTTGACCTCTGTGCCGTGCCTGACCATAAGGAGTCTTCTTCGGGCTTGCTCCAATTGGAATCCAAGGATAAAATCAAAAAGGACTTTGGGAAATCCACGGACATTTTTGATAGTATTATGCTCACGTTCGCTATGCCTGTTCACTCGGATTTGGCGAAAGCATCCAAAACGAACAAAACGCAACGGACGAAGAACACCAAGGACGGGTCAGCTCTCGCGTCCCAGAGAGCGCGTAATCCACGCGCTAAGCAAAAGAAGCAAGACTGGGACGACGAAGATGACATGTATGGTCGGAAGACAAAAGGCTGGAGAAGAGTAAAATGACACGTAGACGCGCTCAACGCCGCAGGAAGATGGTGCAACACGCTATTGCCGCTTCGGAGGAACCTCCAGACCCCGCTTCTTTTGCAATCATCGCCACGTCTATCGCGGCGACCGCAGCGGCGGCAGTCCCTATCGTACAGGGCGCATCCAAGCCTAAAGCGCCGTCTACGCCTAAGCTTAGTACCCCTGTCGGCGAAAGCACTACGCTTAAGCCTGGGGAGAAAACTAACCTCATCAATACATCCCCGCAGGGCGTGTTGTCTGAGGATACATCACGTCGTCAAACCCTATTAGGAGGCTAACATGGGCGGACAAAAAGCGGCAGCTCAAACACAGCAAGAGGCTACGCCTCCACCCGCCGAGAAGAAAACTCGGGGTGGATTTTACGGTTATGACCAAGCTGCGGCTGGGGCGGGCTCGCTTGACCAAGCAAACTCGCGCCGTAACCAGTTTTTAGGGGGCTAACGTGAAGAAAGATATTGTGCCGACGGATGGTAAGTCCAAGGGCGGTGTCGCACACCGTGCCAGACGTATCATCGACCGTCATAAAGAAATGAAACGCGACAAGAACTACTGGCTCTACCTGTTTCAACTGATGGGTGAGTACATCATGACGCGGAAACAGCATTTCACGACTGACGGACAGCCAGGAGAATTGCAGACAGAGCATCTGTTTGACGATACAGCAGTCGGCGCGAATCAGCTCATGGCGGCTGCTATCATCGGTGCTATTTGGCCGAACGGGGCGAAAAGCTTCCGTATTTCCATGCCTTTCGACATGGAAGACGAAATCGGCGAAGAGACCGAAGAGGTGAAAGATTACTATCAGTGGTCAACGAAGCGGATGGCGTCCTATATGGACAATCCGAAGTCAGGGCTACAAACCGCTCTGGAAGAGTATATGCTCGACCAAGGAGCGTTCGGTATCTCAGGTATCCTCACGGAAGAACAAGAGGACAACGAGATTCCGCTTACCTATCGTGCGTTGGACGCGAAGGCCATGTGCATCGACGAGGGTGAAAATGGCTTCGTCAACACAATTTACATTGAACGACATTACACCATTCGACAAATGGTGGAGAAATACGGCTTTGAGAACATTTCGTCTAAGTGGCAGGAACAGTACCTTAAGGGCGATTGCAAGTCCAAGGTTCCTGTGCTTCAGGCGATTGAACCGCGCTTAGAGCGCGACCCGTATGGATTTGGCGTAAAGAACATGCCATACGCCTCAATCCATATCGACACGAAAACCGAGAAGATTATGAAGGAGTCTGGGTTCCAGGAACTCCCTGCTGCGGTCACACGCTTCTGGAAAGCGATGGGTGAGAAGTATGGACGTTCTCCTGGCATGAACGCGCTCAGCTCAATCCTGGAGGCGAATGCTCTTGGCGAAGCTTGGACTATGGCGGTGGAGAAAACGCTCGACCCCGTGTTACTTGTTATGGATGACGGTTCTCTTGGAGGCGGTACTATCGATACTTCTCCTGGCGCTACTGTCGTTGTTTCTGTTTCTGGCCGTATGGGGAACACGCATAAGCCAATTGAACCACTCTTTGTAGTCGGTGATTTACAGTGGACTGCGGCTAGACGTACCGAATTGATTGAATTAATCAAAAACCACTTCTTCCAAGACCGCTTGATGGATTTGAATAACGAGAAGCAAATGACTCTCGGCGAGGCAAATATCCGTAATGAGCTTCGCGGTCAAACCCTCAATACGGTATATGCTAGACAATTTGGAGAATTGCTCGTACCAACAATTGAGCGGACATTTAACTCGCTTCTGCGTCGTGGGTTCCTCGGGGTTATCCGTGGCTCCAGACAGGAAGCTGATTTGCTCGCCAAGGGGCTTACGCCTAAAATCATCCCTGATGCGGTTGCTAAACGTCTGCTCGATGGCCGCGAAGCGTACCGTATCGAATTTATCTCCCCAGCAACCCGTATTATGCAAGCCGAAGAATTGGCTGGTATCAATACATTGCTGAATACTGCGGTTATGATTGGCGCTGCAAAACCAGACGCCTACGACCGTGTGGATACCGACTGGATTATCGGACGGGTTCAGGAACTCACTGGCGCACCGAGGGAGTCGATTGTCGCTATGGAGACCGTCAAGAAAGTCCGCGATGCTCGCGCCAAGCAAGTGGCCGAAGCTGCTGAAATGGAGAAAAACCGTCAAGGCTCTGAAACCGCAAGGAACATGGGTCAGGCTGTTGCGAGCATAGGAGGAACCAAACAGCAAGGAGCGGCATAATGTCCGTAAGTAATAAAAGCGAACAGGAACAAATTCAGGCAGCACGCGCTAAAGCACTATCAGTACTTAAGCAAGATGTTGCTGCGGTCGCTGCGACACCCGAAGGCGAACGTGTATTACGCCATATTATGACTATGGCTGGGTGGAAGCTTATGTCTGCCTGTCAAAATGCACAGACAGGCGAATTTGTCGAATCCAATACAACTTACAATGAAGGTAGACGCAGCCTATGGTTCGATTTCAGGAAGTTGTTGTCTATCAAACACGTTAATAATATAGAAGCGGAGAGAAGCAATGCTCAGAAATCGTGATGGCAGTAAATTTAGCATTAGACGCCTTTGGGCTTGGGAAGGAGAAGCTGGTGGAGCAGGCGGAGATACAGGCGGCGCTGGCGGCACAGGCGGAGCAACCACAACGGTTGTCCCCCAAACATCTTCAAGCGTGGAGTCAAGTGTTCCTACTGGCGGCGGAGGACAGGCTCCGGCTTCCACCTCTAGCTGGGCAGACAAAATCCCAGCGGATTACCGCTCGAAGCCATACATGGAGAACATCCTCAAGTCCGCAAACCCAGAGACAGAGTTCTTTAAACAGTTTGACGGATTGCAGACCAAACTTGGGCAAAGGGTTGGCGCGCCAGCACCAGATGCCTCAGACGAAGACTGGAACAAGTATTACGAGACCGTTCGCCCAGCGGATGCAAACCAGTATGAGTTCAAGCCCGTTGACTTGGGTGAGGAAGGGAAAGCCGTAGCGGATTTCATCAATAACCAGCGTGACGATGAGTTCATGGGCAAGGTTAAAGGCATTTTCCACAAGCACGGTTTGACCAAGAAACAAGCGGACGGCGTGGCTGCGGACTATGACCAAATCCTGTCCGAGAGCATTGCGCCCGCGATTAAACAACAGCTCGACGCCAAGAAACAGATGGAAGCTGACTTTGACACCCAAGCAAAGGCCAGATTTGGTGAAAACGTCGACAACGCTTTGGCGCGCGGCAGGAAGTTCGTGGAAGACTTTCTCCCGAAAGACATGCGGGCGAGCCTGGGTGGGCTACCCAACGAAGCGCTTATCGCTTTTGCCGTGGCTGCGGACGAAGTGCATAAGAAATACGAGAAGGGCGATACCGTCGTTCCCGCAGGCGGAGCGCAGACAGCTCAGACAGTCCAAGAGATGCGTGATGAATTGCGTCGCTTGATGACTGCGCCAGAGGCCAGCAAGTTCCACCCTGAGTATGAGAGCAATCAGAAGGAACGTACTCGCGTTGCTAAGGAGATTGCCCGCCTCGAACAGGAAGCTCGCCAGAAAAAGTAAAACCATATTGCACATTACGGACAGTCCCAGTATAATCCTCGTATGCCTAATTGACAGGGAGAGCAAAATGCTTCTGTCAAGGCTACGAGGGTTAGGGCGTCCGAGAGGGTAGCGCACCGCTCTATTACAAGTGTTATTAGGTCATGTAATTATAGAGGTGACTACCTATGCCTATGGAAACAGTGTCGGAACACGCTGTCATTCAGTTTTCCGAAGCGATGCACATTCGCGCTCAGCAAGTTAAGGCGCGCCTTCGCTCCTATGTAAAGATTAAACAAATGGATGCCAAAGCCATCGCTTATGATGGTTTGGGTACTGTAGAAGCTCGTGAAATCAACGGGCGCTACACTCCGGTCGAGTTCGATGACATCGAACACTTCCGTCGGAAAATCTCCCGTCGGCGTTTCACCGTGACCCTGCCCATTGACGAAATGGACATTGAGGAGCGGTTGGCCGACCCCGAGAGTGAATACGCCGACGCCTGCGTCAAAGCTATGGAGCGTGTCTTCGACCGCGTTGTAGTTGAGGCGATGTTCGCGGATGTCAAAACGGGCGAGAACTTCGAGAACACGGTTACTGCCGCCAACGATGGTGTCTTAACCGTAGACGCGACGACTGGTTTGACCTACGAGAAGTTGTTGGAAATCACCGAAAACTTCATCGACAACGAAGTCGGCAACGACATGGATGTCCGTATCGTAATGGGCATCACTGGTTCTGAGCACACCGACTTGATGTCTGAACAAGAACTTACGTCTGGTGACTACTCCCGCGAGTACGTTATCGACAAAGGCAAGATTCAGATGGCGGTAGGTATTGAAATGGTTCGCTTTGCCGCTAACGGCGCGGGCGGAGCCAAGCCAATCCTTCCTGTCGTGTCATCCACTCGTACCTCCTTCGCTATGGCGCAAGACGCTATC